TGCGGAGAACTCTCCGAACTTAGATGCCAGTGGAGAAAAAGCGCCGGAAAAAAGCGGCGCCGATTCGGGCGTGCCGATGCGAATCATGCCACATGGCGGCGCGCTGCAGAGCGGCAACCCCAAGGCGACGGGCCGCAAGCCGTCGTGGTTCGTCAAGCGCCTCGAGGCCGCGCTGCGACACTCCAAGGCGCCGGACGTCCTGAGCGAGATCATCGCCGGCCAGATTCGCGAGCAGGTCGGCGTGGACCGCAAGGGCGAGCCGATCTACGCGGAGACCAAGAACGCGGACCGCATCGCCGCCATCAAGCTGGCGGCCGCCTACACCGAGGGCTTGCCCGTGGCGCGCGTCGAAGACGTCACGCCACCGGGCGAGGGCGAGGTGGACGCTGCGGCGCTCCTGCAGGCCATTCCCCGGATCCTCAACGCCATGCCCCACGACGACGGCCTGAAAGCGCGGATCGCGAACGCGATCGAGGCCGACTTCGAGGTGGTGGACTGAGTGACAGTCAGTAGGCGCCAACGGGATGAATGGCGCCACGGCGCCAGTGGCCGCATGGCGACGGCGCGTCGTCCGTGAATCCATCCGGCGAACCCGTCGCCGCCTGCGGTCATTTCGCCGTCTACACCAACACGATGGGCGACTGCCAGGTGTGCCGGGCCCAGGCCGCCGAGCTCGCGCTCGAGCGCCTCAGGGACCGGTACAACGCCCAGGTGGCGATCAACGCCGGCCTGATGGAGCGCCTGCACGCCCTGGCCCACACCCCGGCCACCCCCATAGGCCCCGATGAGGCCCCCCGGGGGGTCGGCGCGCAGGGTCCTTCTCTGGAGTTTCCCCTTCCTTTGGAACCGAAATGTTAAGTCGCGGAGGCCTCCCGTGATGCAGCAGCGTGGTGCACCCCGGTCGTGGGGGCTGGCCCTGAGCGCGGTGGTGGCGGCCTTGGCGGTGGGGGCACCGGCCCCACCGACGTTGGCGTCGGAGTTGGTGGCGGGGGCGCAGACGACGCGCGCGGCGCCGATGCCGGAGGAGCGGGCGGTGGTGGTGAAGCGGGCGGAGCAGGGGAAGGGGAAGCCGCTCGCGGGGCGGAAGTGGACGATCTACCGAAACGGGGTGGTGGACCCGCGGGGGGATTTCCACAGTTTTGATCGGATGCGGCGGCGGCTGTTGACGGCGGCGTTCGGGGTGGGGGATGGGCGGGCGTGGGTACGGTTCCGGCGGCGGGTCAAAGCGGAGGCGCCGACGTTGGCGTCGATGCCGGTGCCCGAACTCTGGGGCTTCCTCGAGATGCTGGTGCGGCGCGGGGTCTTGGCGCCGTTCGCGCCGTGACGCACACCGGTCCGGTGCCGCCCCTCTTGCCGCTGGTGGAGGAGGGCCGGGAGCGGCCGCCGTCGGCGTGGCGGCAGCCGTGGCGCTGGGTGCGCTGGCTCCTGACGGGGGCGTTGTCGGCGGCGACGCCGCTCCCCTGGCTGGTGGACGTGACGGCGTCGCGGACGACGAAGCTGGAGATGCGGGTGGCGCACCTGGAGCGGGAGGTGGCGCGCCTCAGGATGTTGGGCGGGTTGCACGACCGGGTGGACGATTGAGCGAGGCATCCGGGCCGAAGATCACGACGCCGGCCGAGTGGCAGACGGTGGCGCGGCGGCTGTGGTGGCCGACGTTCCCGTGGCATCGGCAGCAGCGGTTCGCCTTGGCGGCGCACTCGGACATCATCGTGATCTTGGGAGGCAATCAGTGCCTCGGCCCGGAGCAGGCGATCTACGACCCCGTGGCCGGCTGCGAGCGCGTGGTCTCCGAGATCCGCGGTGACTGGCACGTCTGGGCGGAGAACGCGGCGGGTCAGTTGGTCGTGGCGCGGGCGCGGGAGCCCTACGCGAAGCCCGCGGGACGCTTGGTGCGGGTGACGCTCAGTTCAGGGGCGGCGTGGGTGTGTGCGACGGAACACCGGGTTGCCACACCGGATGGCTGGCGTGCCATCGGGCAGCTGCGGCCCGGATCCGTGCTATACCGCTCGGGGTCCAGCGCGGGCAGTGGCCGGTCAGTTCGGCGCGCAGATGATCCGCATTCGTCCCGAACAGTTGCAGGTTCGCGGGCCGGTTGTCAGACCGAATCTTGTTGCGGTGATGCACGACCTCCTGGGGGTCCAGGTAGCGGCCCAACATCTCTTCCATCACCAGCCGGTGCTCGAGCACGTAGCGCGTATGCCGCCGTGGGTGCGGATGTCCAGGGCAGTACACGAGAACGTAGCCATCCCGATCGACGATCCGACCACCGCGCCAGCGGGGATCCGTGGGACCCCGAAAGCGACCGCGGCGGTGGGTGGGGAGTCCCAAGCGGGGAATCAGCCGTTCGACGCGCCGGAGGGGCCAGCAGAGCCGTTCTGCCACCTGTCGCTGACTCAGTGTGGGATCCGCCAAGAGCGATCGCAGAGCCGCGATTTGATCGGGAGTTGGAGCGAGACGGGCCGGCATTGGTGGTAACCAGTATAGTACCTCTCCGCGTGGACCGCAAGTGGGACTTCGAGGTCCCAGGCTACCACCACTACTGGCTCGGGGGTGTGCTCCACCACAACTCGGGCAAGACCCAGGCGGGTCGGGGGATCATCGCGCGGCTGGTGCGGCGCGAGGGGCCGATCTATCAGCGGCTCCGGAATCCGCGGGGGCGGCGCCTGAAGGTGTGGGTGGCGCCGCTGACGGGGGAGAAGTGGCGGTCGAACTGGGAGCAGTCGCTCCTGGGCGAGGTGCTGGTGGGGCTCGGGGCGACTTACGTGCAGTCGCCGCATCCCGTGATTACGGGCCAGGACCGCTACGGCGGCTGGGAGATCTGGGGCAAAAGCCAAGACCAGGGCTATCGCGCGTTCGAGGGCGACCCGGTGGACCTTATCATCGTCGATGAGGAGCCGGAGGACCCGCGGATCTACAGCTCCTGTATGCAGCGGTTTGCGACGACGAACGGGTGCTTGGTGTTCACGTTCACGCCCTTGCTCGGGATGGACTGGACGCACACCAAGCTCTATGAGCCGGTGGCGCGGCCCGCATACCAGCGCCGGGAGCGCGTCTGGCGCAAGGACAACGTGACGCTGATCCAGATGGGCATGGCGGATAACCCCGCCGCGAAGGATGGCGCGGCGCGGCTCGCGGCAGACCCGGTGCTCACGGATCAGGAGAAGCGCACGCGGCTCTTCGGCGAGTACGGGTTCGTCGAGGGATTGCTCTTCCCCTGGGCCTTGAACTGGCGGGACTACTGGCTCCCGGGGCTGCCCCCGAACCGGCCCTATAGCTGGGTCTTGACGATCGACCCCAACAAGCGGCACGGCGGGCTCCTCACGGCGATCGACCACACGGGGAATCGCTTCTACGTGGCCGAGCACTATGCCGTCGGGAAGTCCGACACCGAGCACGCGACGGCCTACCAGGAGATGATGGCGCGCTTCCAGTGCCGGCCGGACGTGTACGCGGACCCGGGCGGGGCGGGGGCGCAGGCCATCGTGAACGTGGCCGAGCACGGGATCTTCGCCGCGCCGGTGCCGAAGGACGCGGGGTCGGTCAAGGCCTCGATCGATCTGGTGAACCGGGCGGCGTGGGTCGATCCCTGGCATCCCCACCCCACGGACGTGAACGAGCGCGGCTTCCCCAAGCTCGGGGCGCCGCACGCCTGGTTCCTGCCCACGCTCTGCACCTCCTCGTGGGACGGGCACATGAACGAGAGCCGGCTGATCTGGGAACTGCAGCGGTATCGGCAGAAGCCGGGCACGCCGCCGGGGACGCCCGTCAAGGCCGACGACGACCTGGTGGACTGCCTGCGCTACCTCGAGTTGGTGCGGCCGTTTAGTCCCGAGGAGCCGGACACGCGGGAGCAGCGGCTGAAGGAGACGCTGGACAGCACCTCGTACCGCGAGGCGCAGGCCTCGCGGCAGGTGCTGGCGCGGGCGGCGGCGCCGCAGTTTCGGACGCGCGTCGATCCCGACATGGACTTCGAGCTGGAGAGCGACCTGACGTGATGACCGCCCCCTGCCATACCTGGGTGGTGCTCGACTTCGCCGACGGCAGCCACGACGTCGAGGTCTTGGAGATGTGCCCCCGCTGCTTCAAGCCGAAGGTGAGCGCGGAGGGCCAAGCGTATCTCCGCACCGGGAAGGTTGATCTAGGCCGCTGTCGCTGCCCGGGGTACGCCACGTGACGCTCTGGCTGGTGCGGCACGGCGTGACGGCCCACAACGCGGGGACGCCGGGGGCCGAACGGATCCGCGGGTGGTCGCCGGTGGGGCTCGCGCCCGAGGGCCGCGCGATGGCGACGCGGGTGGGGGAAGCCCTCAAGCCGCACCCCCCGGCCGTGATCTTCACCAGCGACCTGCCGCGGGCGCGGGAAACGGCGGACCTGGTGGCGCAGGCCCTGGGGGGCGACGTGCCCGTGGTGCCCCTGGCCGAGCTCCGCACGTGGCACGTGGGCTCGCTTTCGGGGCAGACCTTGGCGGCGGCGAAGCCGGCCTTGGACCGGCTGCAACACACGCGGCCGGATGAGGCGGCGCCCGGGGGCGGGGAAAGCTACCACGACTTCTTCGACCGCTGGGGGCGGCTCCAGGCCGGGCTCCGGGCGCTGGGGCAGACCCACGACGTCCTGGCCGTGGTGCATGGCCGGCACCTCTGGGCGCTGCCGGCGCACCTGGCGGGGCGGGGGAGCGCGGGCGTCCCGACGAGCGGGGGACCGGCGCCGGGCGACGTGCTGGCCGTCGATGAGCCGCGCAAGCGCCTGGTGCCGGTGCATCGCTCGGGCGTGACGCAGAACGCATCCTGAAGCTGCCTCTTGCATCATCTGAGGCGATTTCCTACATTCGGCTGACTGCAAGTTCTTGCAGGGAGTGAGACAGCGTGGCCCAACCGCCGCAGGTCAATCGTCCCAGGGACGTGCTGGCGCAGGACATCCGGCCGGAGATTCTGGTCGGCATCGAGATGAACGGCCGCGTCACCATCACCACCAACATCGCGACGGAAGCGGACTGCCATGCGGTGCTCGACCAGGGGCACGTGGCGGTGAAGGAGTATTTCCAGGAGCGGCAGCACCTCGTGGTGCCGGCTGGCACCGGAGTCGGTCGGAAACTCACGTAACGGAGGCATGGCACCATGCTGGGCTATCGGGCACTCGTGGCGTCGCAGCAGGCGCAGGGCACGCTCTACAACACGTACACCACGGCGAAGACCGTGCTGAACCCGCAGGCGCTGTGGACGGTGCCCGCCGGGTTCTTCGCCAACACGGGGCAGGCCGTGACGCTCGACGTCTCCGGTGGGATATCGAACATCGTGACGACGCCGGGCACGGTCACGTTCCAGGTCCAGATGGGGCCGACGGCGAACATCGTGGCGTTCACGACGGGCGCCATCCAGCTCAACGCGACGGCGCACACGACGCTGCCCTTCTACCTCACCATCAAGCTCGTGGTGAACAGCGTCGGGTCGGGCACCAACGCGAAGTTCCTCGGGATGGGCACGCTCTCGGGCGTGATGTTCACCCTCACGGCGGGCCAGACGGACGCCGTGAACACGTCGGGCGTCTACCAGGTGCCCGCGACGCTGCCGGCCGTGGGCACGGGCTGGGACTCGACCGTGGCGAACATCATGGACTTCTGGGTCGGCTTCTCGATCTCGAACGCCGGCAACGGCGTGCAGGTGGCGACGTACACGGTCAGCTCGGACAACTGACGAGCCTGGGGTGCCAGCGAATCTCGGGGCCGCCGCGACCAGTCTGGCGTCCCTCTCCGCCAGCACGGGGGTGGGGATGGTCAGCGCGGCGGCCTCGATGTTCACCACGAGCTCGGGGACGTTGCCGGCCGACAACAGCACGACGGTCACGCTGACGTTCGTCGCGCGCGACGCCTACAACACGCCGCTAGCCGGTGTCCGGCCCGTGTTCACGGCGACGGGGACCGGCAACACGCTGACCACCCCGGCCGCCACGGACGCGACGGGCACCACGACGGCGACCTTCAAGACGTCGGTGGCCGAAGCCAAGACCGTCACGGCGACCGTCGCCTCCCACACGATCAATCAGAGCATCGCGCTCACGGCCTCGAGCGCCAACGCGCCGGACGCCGCGCACACGACGATCGGCGTGGCGCCGACCTCCGTGGCCGTCGCGGGGACGGCGACGATCACGGTCACGGCGAAGGACAGTTCGGGCACCGCCATCACGGTGGGCGGCGCGACGGTGACGCTCTCGCTCTCGGGCGGGACGGCGACGGGGACGATCGGCGCCGTCACCGACAACGGGGACGGCACCTACACCGCGACCTATACGGGCACCGGCGCCGGGACGGCCGAGACGATCAACGGCACGATCAACGGCGCGACGATCACCACGACGCTGCCGACGATCACGGTGACGGGCAGCTACCAGACGCCGGACATTCTGAACGGCGCCTCCTTCGAGAGCGGCTCGTGGAACGGCTACACGAATGGCGGCGGTGGCGACCCCGATAACGGGGTCGTCATCGACACCACGCAGGGCTACGCGGGGTCCGCGTCGGCCAAGTACGCCTGGACGGGCGGCAACGGCGGGGACATCGGCTGCCACATGTTCCACTCGATGGGCGGCAGCTTCGACCGCGTGTGGGGCCGCACCTACTTCAAGCTCACCGCGCACATCGACTCCGTGCAGAAGTGGTGGCGGTTCGAGGACGCGGGCCTGAGCGGCGGCATCGGCGGCCTTTGGCTCGTCAAGGACGGCGGGAGCGGCACCGGCGGGAATGGACTGTTCTGCCTCGGCTGGGATTCCGAGGACAGCGGCATCATCACGACCATCGGGCTCACTGAGGCGCAGGTCATCGACGGGAACTGGCACTGCCTGGAGTTCGAGTACCAGCGGAACGGCGGCTCGACGGGCTATCCCGAGATGGCCTTCTGGTTCGACGGGAATCCCCAGTACCCGGAGTACAACGGCCACTCCACGGTGAAGTACTGGGACGGCTCGCAACAGAAGACCTCGTGGGTCAACGGCCGCGCGAACGCCGGGATGCGGAACTCGAGCACCAAGCTCGGCTACTGGTTCCATATGGGCACGCTGAACGCCGGCAACACGACGAGCGGCCAGTGTAACCTCGACCTCATCAGCGTCAGCTCGCTCGGGCGGATCGGCCCGTGAGGCGCCTCCTCGTGGCCGTGGCGATCCTCGCCGCGTTCCTGAGCGCGGTGGCCGCGCTCACCGTCGCGTTGGATGACGCGCCGGCGGCGACGGAGGTCGATCGATGAGCGTGACGATCACGCAACTGATCGCGCCGAACAGCGATACCGGCGGCTCAACGATGACGCACACCACGGCCTCGGTCTCGCCGACGGCCGGGTCGATCATTCTCCTCACGATCTGGCACAACGCCAATGAGTCGCCCGGCACGCCGACGAGCAGCGGCTTGACGCTCTCCACCGGGTGGACGCAACTGGGCTCCACGCAGTGGAACTCGAGCTGGACCGTCGGCGAGAGCCTCTGGTACTGCGTGGTGACGTCGGGGTCCGGCACGATCTCGTGGACCACGGGTTCATCGGCGCAGGACTCGTGGACCGTCGATCAGGTGACGGGCTTCGACAGCGGCTCGACCTTCGGGACGCCCGTTGGCAACCAGGGCGTGAACTCGCTCACGCTCGCCGCGCTCCGGGACGCGAACTCGGTCGGCTACGGGTCGTGGGTCGGCATCAGCCTGGGGACCACGATCGCGGGTGGCACGGGATTCTCCGTTGTGGACCAGTACTACTGGGCGGCGCAGAACGCTTCGATCACGACCGAGTACAAGGTCAACACGACGGCCATCGCGACGACGACGGCGGGGGGCCACCTCTGCGGCATCGCGGTCGAGATCAAGGCGGCGGCGGGCGGCGGCAGCAACGCGACCACGGGCGGCCCACCGGGGCTCTTTACCGGCGCGCCGCAGATGGCGGGGCCCGCGAGCCTGGTGGCGCAGGCGTGGCGCGCGATGGGCTCGACTCAGCCCTACCCCCTGAGCATCCAGAGTAACCCGCCGGGCATCCTCCTCGACCTTTCGACGGAGCCGGACTTCAACCGCAGCGCGCGCGCGCCGAACGGGCTGCCGACCGGCCCCTGGGGCTTCGTCGCCCACGCCTGGCGCGCGATGGGCAGCACCCAGCCGCCCATCCCGATCCCCTGGTATCAGGTCTACGCCGTGCGCCCGACCGCGACGTTCATCTCCGCGCGTCGCCCGCTGGGGCGACCGGATACGCCGTGGGGCTTCGTGGCCGAGACGCAGCGGGCGCTGGGCCCGACGCAGACGGGCGCGGGCGGCGCCGTGATCGACGCGAGCGGGGCCTACCGCCGCGACCTCCCCTCTTTCCCCGTGCGCGGGATCAGGTGACCCATGCTGAGTGAAGTGCTCCTCAACGGCGACGTGCTGGAGGTGACCGGGAGCGCGAACGCCACGACCACGCTGACGAAGGCGGCGACCTCGGGCGTGCGCTGCTTCATCGCCGGGATCGAGGCCGAGTACTCGGCCGACATCAGCGGCGTCCAGCCGATCGTCCTCACGCGGACCGTGGGCGGCGCGAGCGTCACCACGACCTTCGCCTGGGACTTCGTGAAGGGGCCCTTTTTCCTCCCCTTCCCGTGCCTCGTCCACACGGACTACGGGACGGCGGTGACGGTGACGCTCGGTGCCTCGGGCACGGCCGGCGTGACGGGGACGATCCACCTGTTCCACGCGATGATCTAGTGCGCTGGCCCTGGGTCGCGCGCACGCGGCTGGAGGAAGTGAAGGCGGCGCTGATCCAGGCCGTCGCCGAGAAGCGGATCGCCGAGGACCGGCTCTACGCGGCGTGGAAGGACGGCTACACCGTCCCGCCCAGGGAGAGCGTGGTGCCCGCGCCCCCCAAGCCCGTCCAGCTCCTGCCGCCCGAACTCGCGGGCTACGTCCAGAACTGGGAGTCGGCCGAGGTGCGGCAGGAACTCGAAGCCGAGGCGCGGCGCCTGCACTACGACCTGGGCTATGACGCGGACCGCGTGATCGCGCTCTTCGAGGCGCGGCGGAACGGGGGCGGGGCCGGATGAGCAGTCCAGCAGGCCTCGGGGCGGCGCCGAGCGCGACGCAGGAGACGCGCCCGAACGATCCGAACGACCCCAAGTCGCTCGCCTTCTCGCGCACGGCCGACTACCCGCCGCCGGATGCGGACAAGGCGAAGAAGGTCGATTACGTCCAGCGGCTCCTGAACGACTCGCAGTGGGACGCGATCGGCCGCTACAAGCTCGCCACGCAGCACCTCTTGTTCATTGACGGAAGGCAGCACATCGACTGGGCCTTGCGGGAAAAGGTCTGGATGGACACGCCCAACATCGATGGCAAGACGCGGGTGACGATGAACTACATCCGGCCCATCCTGCGGAGCCGGCTGCAGCGGCTGACGAGCCCGACGATGAGCTGGCGGGCGACGCCGAAGACGAACGACTACGAGGAGCGGGACCGCGCCACGGTGGGGTCGAACTTCCTCCAGGCCCGCTGGCAGAAGGCGGACCTGGAGGCCAAGGTGCGGCAGGCGCTCTGGCTCGCCTTCGGCTGCGGCGCCGCGTGGCTCAAGAGCTTTTGGAACCCCACGCTGGGCGGGCTCGCCACCGCGACGGTGAAGGCCCCGCACCCGGTCACCGGGGAGCCCTTGGAGTACCCGGTGGACCGCGACGGGAACCTCCTCGCGGATGCCGAGGGGAACCCGCTGGACGAGGGCGCCTACCACTACCGACCGGGCGACGTCGATACGGCCGTGCGCTCGCTGTTCAACATCCGCGTGAACCGGGACGCGGCGGGGCTGGACCCCGCCGAGGGCTTCCGCTGGCTCACCGACACGGAAGTGATCCCGATCAGCGTCGTGAAGGAGAAGTACGGCGAGGCGGCGAAGGACGTCGCCACCGTGGCCGGCATCACGACGATCCGGAACTACGAGTCCATCGTCCGCTCGATCACGGCGCCCTACGGGACCATCACCGGGAACGACCTCCTGACGGGCCGGGACGGCGGCCGCATCCCCGATCGCGAGCTCACGCTCCTCACGGAGTACTGGGAAGCCCCGAGCGAGCCCTTCCCCAAGGGCCGGCTCATCACGATCGCGGGCAACGAGCTGATGAACGACGGCACGCTGCCGCAGGGCATCGTGCCCTACACGGCGATCTACGACGAGCGCCGGCCCTACGATCCCTACGGGCGCGCGACGACGCGCGACTTGATCTCGCCGCAGAAGGTGCTGAACCAGCAGTTCGGCTTAGTGCTGCAGGAGCAGGCGCTCTCGGGCGTCGGGCAGTGGATCGGCTTCGACGTGCCGGGCGTCTTCGAGCAGGTGACGAACGTGGCGGGCGGCCACATCAAGATCCCGCTCCACTCCTCGGTGATGAACAAGGCGCTGGAAGGGATCCTGCACAAGGTGGGGCCGACGCAGGTCTCGCCCGACCGCTGGCGGCTGATCGAGCAGATGCTGAAGATCATGTTCGACATCGGCGCCTTCCACGAGATCCAGCGCGGGCAGGTGCCCCCCGGCGTGGACTCCGGGATCGCCGTGCAGCTCCTCCAGGAATCCGAGGCCGGCCAGCTCTCGGACGCGGTGCAGCAACTCAAGCGGAGCCTCATCGTCTGGGGCCGCCAGCAGCTCAAGATCGCGCGCTGGGGCTACGACCAGGACGACGAACGCTGGCTCCCGGTCCACCGGCCCGACCTCGACTTCATGGTGCAGTCCATCACGGGCGAGGACTTGCCGGACCCGGACGACATCGACATCGACCTCGAGGGCTTCCGGCCGCAGTCGCAGGCCGCGCTCCGGGCCGACGTCAAGGACTTCACCGAGAAGGGCTGGATGAGCCCCAAGCAGGGCCTCGCGCTGATGGATCTGGGGCGCGGGATCGAAGGCGCGTTCGCGAGCCAGACGCGGCACTACGCCAAGGCCCGCAAGGAGAACATCGCCTTCGAGAAGGGCGAGATCCGGGTCACGCAGGGGCCGCCCGAAGTCGATCCGACCACGGGCCAGGCCAAGACGGATCCCCAGACCGGGCAGCCGGTGCCGCAGGTCCAGTTCCTGAACGCGGACGGCTCCGAGGTCTTCCTGCCCGACGACGACGACCACGCGATCCACATCGACGTCCACCTCGAGATCGCGCTCGACGTCGCGAAGCCGTGGACGGTGCGCCAGATGCTCTTGGAGCACATCCAGGACCACCGGCAGGCGATGACCCCGCCCCAGCCCTTGAACGTGCCGCAGGCGCAGGGCGCCGCCGGCGCGGCGGCCCGGGACCGGAGCCTCGCCCTGCCTACCCCGACCGGAGGCGCCGGATGACGATGCCGATCGCGCCCGTCAACGTGGTCCACGTCGCGGGCCCCGACGGGAAGTGCGCCCGCTGCGGGGCCGGCCTCGGGGAGTACGCCGCCCTGAACGACGAGAACGGAATGCTCACGACCCGGCCCTGGCGGCCGGGCGAGCTGGTGTTCGAGTACGAGCAGATCAACGGGAGGAGCGGCTTCGCGGACTCGGTGATGATGGGCCGCACCGTAGACTGCCAACCCTAACGAGGAGCAGCCATGCCTGACCCCGATGTGAACACCCCGCCCGATACCGCGGCCTGGGTGGCTGGGGGCGATGCCTCCCCCGCCGCCGTCGCGGATGCCCCCGCAGACGCGGCCGCCGCCGATGCCGGCGCCGCCCCGGCGGCCGACGCCGGCGCCGCGCCCGAGGTGCCCCAGACCCGGGCCGAAGCGACCGAACTCGTCGAGGCGCTGGTCAAGTCCGGCTGGCGCCGGGACCTCGCCACGCAGAAGGTCGAGGCGCTGACGGCGCCCCCGCCGATCAAGGACGCCCTAGAGGCCTACCTCGACGGCAAGCCCTACCAGGTGCCGAAGGGCCTCGTCTTCAAGCTCAAGAACGGCAACACCTTCGTGGAAAAGCCCCTCACGGCGCTCCAGACCGAGGGGATGCTCTACCACGATTACCAGCTCAAGACGACGCAGGTGGCCCAGATGCGCCGGGCCGTCGAGCAGGCGCAGCGGGACGCCGACGCCCGGATCGCCCGGGCCGAGGCGCGGGAGACGTGGCTCAAGGAGCGCGAGCAGGAGATGCTCGAGGCCCAGAAGGACCCGGCCAAGTGGGAGCAGTACCAGGAGCTGATGCGGGTCCGGCAGGCGAATCCCGCCTTCGCTAAGCTCTGGGACGACGCCCTCAAGGCCCGGGAGCAGGGCGCCGAACTCGAGATGGTGCGCCAGGCGCAGACCGAGAGCCAGGTCAGCGAGGGCGTGCAGACGGCCGTGACGTGGATCACGGATGCGGCCAAGGACTTCCCGACGGTGGACCCCGAGCGCGTGCGGGTGCTCTACGGCATGGCGCTGGAGAAGGGGCAGGCGGACCTCTCGCCCGCCGCGGTCCGGCAGATCTTTGAGACCGAGCAGGCCTACCTCACGAAGGCGTCCCAGCCCGTGACGGAGCAGATGGCGGCGCTCCAGGCGCGGCTGGCCGAACTCGAGGGCAAGAAGGCCGACGAGGCCCATAACGCCCACACGGCCCGGGTCTTGGACCGCGCCAAGGCGCCGAACACCGCGCCCGCCGGCGGCTCGCCCGCGGCGCCGCGGAAGGTTGAGGAGCGGAAGCCGATTCCGCCCGAGCGGGGCGCGATGGACAAGGCGATCAGCGACTGGACCAAGGTGCGCGACTAGGCGCGCCTCTTGACAGGACGTGCAAGAAGTTGCAGTGTAGAACCGTCGGGAGCTGAGTACCCGGCCGGCTATCGCCCACGCGACGCCGGCCGGCCCCCGCCAGCCTGACACCTCGCCGACCTCACGGCCACGCCTCATGCCGCCGCTGAGAGGCACCGTTCCCCTACTGCGGTGACTCTTCGGGGCGCCCCGATCCTGCGGGCGCCAGCATGAGGTGTATCCGAAATGGCAGCGACTCCGAACACCCTCACGGACCTCAACAACCTCGCCAAGGACTACTGGACCAGCATCTACGCCCAGGCGGCGAACCCCGAGGTCCCGCTGAAGGCCCAGTTCGGCCGGCTCGAGAACGCGCAGTTCACGGGCCGCGTCTGGATCTTCGGCGTCAAGACCATGATCGGCGGCGGCAGCGCGAACGCCGGCGCCAACACCAACCTGCCGGCCGCCTCGGTCGGCCAGTACTCGCAGGGCCAGGTCAACGTGGTCCGGACCTACACCCGGATGGCGCTGGACGGCCTCGCGATCGAAGTGACCAAGAAACAGTCCGGCAGCTTCCGCCCCGCCCTGGCCGAGGTGATGAGCGACCGGCTGCAGGCGCACGACCTCGAGGTGAACCGCCAGATGTTCTGCGGCGCCACCCTGGGCGTGGCGCAGGTCTCGACCGGCGCCAACAGCACGACCCAGACGGTCGTGAACGGCGACTACGGCTTCGGCGGCGCCCTGAGCGCCCCAGCCAACGGCGGCACGGGCACGCGGCACCTCTACATCAACGACGTCGTGCAGTTCTACTCCTGCGTCTCCGGCGTCGCGAACGCCGTGCGGGCGGGTGGCCCCTTCACCGTCACCGGCGTCAACCACTCGACCCAGACCTTCACGGTCTCGGGCGGGACGCCGAACACCACGACGGGCGACCTCGTGGTCCGCGCCACGGCCACCACGGACAACACGGTGGCGGGCGAGGCCGCGGGGCTCTCGGCCGCGATCTACGACTCGGGCACCTTCGAGACGATCAACCCCTCGACGGTGGGCCAGGCGTGGAAGGCCGTGCGGCTCAATAACAGCGGCACCCTGCGCGACATCTCCGACTCGCTCGTCATGCAGACGATCGAGACGGTGCGGGCGCGGAGCCGGATGACCCCCGACCTCGCGGTCTGCCGGCCGGGCATCGTCCTCAAGTACAGCGAGATCTTCCTGCCCCTGCGGCGCCTCGACGGGCAGGATGTGCAGCTCAAGGGCGGCTACAAGCCGATGGCCGCCATCCTGCACGCGGGCGGCGCGATCCCGGTGATCGGCGACAACGACTGCCCGAACAGCCGGCTCTTCTTCGTCAACACCTCGGCCGTCAAGCTCGCCGACGTCGTGGGGACGGACTGGGCCGACATGGACGGCGCCGTCTTCGACCGCGTGGTCGATAAGGACGCGATCGAGGGCTACCTGCGGAAGTACTGGAACCTCGCGTGGATCCAGCGAAACGCACACGGCGTGATTGAGGATCTCAACGACATTTCGGGCCTCGACAAGGTGGCCTGACCGTAGCGGACGCTGGGGGCTGGCCGGTTGCCAGCCCCCAGGACTCAGACAGGAGTGACGGATGGCAACGAAGCTGAAGGTGGTGGCCGTCGTCCCGCTCGGGGCCCCGCTGGACTCGGGGATCGCGGCGGCCGGCACGGCCAACATCGCGGACGGCGCCTCGAACTCCGGCCGCACGACGGCCGAAGGCGCCGTGATCCAGAGTCTCAACGCGCTCTTGATGCAGGTCGAGAACGCGGCCTACGCGGCCTGCGGGAGCGCGATCGCCACCACGACCTCGAAGGTGAAGACGGTCAACACCTGCCCCTTCACGATCGACGGCGTGTGGTACAGCCTCTCGGGGACGGACAACTTCTGGACCCTGACGGGCACGGCGGTGACGGCGGCGACGGGCGGGGCGACGATGCACTACGCCCTGTGCGTCAACAGCTCGGGCACGGCCTCGGTGGTGCAGGGCCCCACGAACCAGGGCTCGACCACGGTCTGGACGCCGGCGCCGGCGAATCTCCTGCCGATCGACATCGCGGTGATCGCCACGCTGAAGATCAGCCTGACGGCCACGACGGTGTTCACGCCGGGCACGACCGCGCTCTCGGCGGCCGGCGTCACGGCGACCTACGAGGACGGGATGGACGCGACCCTGTGGGGCGCGTACCAGATCTCGCCGAGCCTGATCTGATGGCGGGCCTCGGCGGCGTCCACACGCGGCCCGGCTGGGGGAACGAGGGGGTGGCACCCCTCGCCGGCCCCCGGGCCCTGTCGGGGGTCCAGCTCTGGCTGGATGCGGACGCGATCGGCAACGGGCCGACCGCGACCGCGAGCCCCGTCCGCACCGGCAAGCTCTCAAGCTGGCCGGACAACAGCCTGAACCAGACGCCGTTCGTGCAGAACACGGCGGCGAACCAGCCGACGTTCCAGCGCGGGATCAACGAGCACCCGTGCGTGCGCTTCGACGGGACGGCCAGTTACATGACGGCCACCGTCGCCGCGACCGCGCCGTGCTCGATCTTCGTGGTGGCGACGCTCCCCGTCGCACCCTCGGCGGCCTCGAGCCTCCTGGGGTCCAACGGGGCAAGCGTCACGCCGCGCATCTACGTGGACACGGACTCCTCGGTCTACGTGGGGAACGGCGCCAACCTGAAGCCCGGCACGACCACGACCAAGCTCATCCCGTGGGGCTCCAGCACCGTCGCGGGGACGCAGTACCCCTCGATCGTGGGCCTCGACATCACGGGCGCGGGCGGGACGGGGAACGACTACTACAACTCCACGACCCCGACGCACGCCCTCGGCACGATCACGGGCAACACGGGCTTCTCCGGCGTGATGACGATCGGCGCGGACAACGCGGGCGCCAACTTCTGCGCCTGCGACATCTACGAGCTGGTGATCCTCGATCATCAGCTCACCCTGAGCGAGCGGACGACGCTCTTCACCTACTTCGCCCAGAAGTACAACCTGGGCCCGGTGGTGACCGGGGCGTTCGTATGAGCCGGCTGCTCTCGGACGACGAGTACGCGGAGTATCTGCGCCTCAAGGGCGCGGTGACCGAGGTTGTGCGGCTGGAGCCGCCCGCGCCCTCGATGGACGTGCCGGCAGCGCCGCTCGAGATGGCGGCGGAGCCAGCGCCGGAGCCGCCAGCGGAGAGCCCGAGTGCTGCCGAAGCCTGAGTGGGTGGCGGCGCTCCGGGCGCTGGACGACAAGGCCGACCTCCGCTGGAACGAGGTCGCCGGCCGCTGGGAGTTCATCCTGACGAGCGCGGACGGCGTGCCGCGCTCGCAGTTCTGGGAGTGGTTCGATCAGCCGCGGGACCCGGCCACGGGGCGTCACCCGTACCGACCGCTGGATGATACGCAGATGCGCGTGGCGCTGGCGAACCTGGAGCGCACGTTCGTCGGGAACCCCTACGACGGGGCCGGCACGACGGCGCGCGAGGTGCGGCGGCGCTGGCAGTTCAACCAGACCCTGCTGGCCCAGCGGTATCGGGCGGCGGGCGAGCACTTCGCCGACTTCCTGTGGGACCATCGGCGCCAGCTCCGGGATGCCGGAGCCGGGCCGCTGGTCAAGGCGGGCTGAATGCACCACGACGGGAAGAAGTGGATCAGCTCGGCGATCCAGCAACCGGGCGCGCTGCATCGGGCGCTCCATGTGCCCGAGGACGAGAAGATCCCGGCGAGCAAGATGGCGCGGGCCGCCAAGTCCACGGACCCACACATGAAGAAGATGGTGAACTTGGCCCACACGTTGGGGAGGCTGAAGCAATGAACATCCGACGGTGGGACTGGGACAGGCAGAACTACGTCGAGGACACGTACCCGGAGGAGATGTTCCGGCCCTTCCTCGACTGGCTCTTCACGACGAAGAACTGGCGCGAGGACCCGCGGCGCGTGAACGACCGCGTGCTCCAGCTCGAGAAGGACATGGCGGCCTTCCGCAACCGGGCCACGCGCGCCGACGTAGTGGCCGTGGACCCGGCGCTGGCGGCCGCGATCGCGCGGGACAACCTGGCGGCGACACGCCGCGCCAACCTCGCCAAGGGACGGGCGACCCTGGCCGCGAAGCGCGCGGCCGAGAAGGAGCAGGCCCATGCCGAAGTTTAGGGTCAAGGGCGGGGAGGGCGCGTTCGCGGCCGACTTCGAGACGCGGACGCCCGGGGCCGGCGAGCTGTCGAACCCCGCGCACGAGGCCGCGATCGACCGGGCGATGGGGCCCTTGTACGGCGGCCTCACGGGCGCGCGGTGCG